CTCATTCTAGTCCCCCATGTCTTATACCTGATGCCTCTCCTAGATCTGCCTCGATTGACTAAAGTCAATGAAGACAACCGGCGCAACCAACGTTTACCAGCAACAAACAACTTTTGATAGCATAAATGAGTGTACTGCAACCATTTGACATCAACACAACTATCAAACTTGCTGGCATACAGTAATAAGAACACAGGGTCACTAAAATGTTCAGCTTTCTGCATAAGATCTGATGCAATAGTATAGCCGTCAGCCTTGCCAACGATACGTGTATTATACTCATCTCGTAATGAGTAGAACCACTTTTCTATTGGCTTAATAAAACGACCATGTTCAAGCATGAAACAGGGGTCACGGTACTGTATGGCCCGTGGTGCTTTTTCAGGTGAGTTTAATTCAAGATCGTCCTTACTAAAAATATTAACCTTCGCGTAATCATCATTCCATCCAAACAAATCAAGTTTTTCCTTAGCTGCCATATATTTCTGTTTCCATTGTCCTTCATAAGTGTTGATAACCTGCCATCTTTTCAAAGGATGTAATTGAACAGGATTATCTTTAAGTAATTTATCAAAATGTCTAAAACTAATTTCGCCCTTAACAGTAGGGGTCTCAACCTGGTGTCTATACTGCAGTGCAACAACCTCATTGCACAAACACCCATTATGAGTCCACGCTACCTGCTGCAAGTCACTACGAGCAAAACTGACGTGTGGATAAGTTCGTCTATTAATAAAGCATGCAGTTGGTGTATATTTGACCCAGCTTCTTGGTCTACCTGTTGGTTTGGTTTTCATACGCTGGGCCATACAAATGGCAGGGAAGCCGCGTTCTCATTCGTGGTTGAGGGCGTGCAGCCGATTAGGCAACAAACCGCCCCACCGCTTCTCCACTATCTGTCCACTCCTCTTGAACCTGGCCACATCATTCATTGCCGAAAAGACGGATCTTTTACCCAGCAATTTGAGAGCCTGTACTTCAGATTTGAGTGGCAACATAGCAGCCAAGACGGTCCACAATTTGACCTCCAACAACAATTGGCCATCATATTGACTAATACGGAACTGGCCAAGGTATTTATCAGCCTTAGTGCTCAACTTCATATGCGTTGACACCACAGTACCCGTATTCAGACAAGCATTCTTCAAATGGTAAAATAGCCCAACGTCAACATAAGGCAAACCACGCTTCTTCATAAATCGACTCAAAACCAAGACTTTGCTTGGCCGCGTTTCATCCTGTTCAAAAGGTATACCCAAATTGGACATATCAGGCGCATTAGTGTTGGCAGATGGGATATCCTCAAGCATACAAAGTGCATCACCCTCCTTGGTTTTGGTGACATGCCACCGTCTGCCAACATCAGTCTCCGAAACAACATGGAAAGAGCCATGATCAAACATAGCACTCTCATGCAACGCCTCATCCAGATCTACATCCCTAGTTTTAAACCATCTGTCATGCCATTTCCTAAAACGTGCCGACCATTTGCCAGTATTACCATCACCCTGCCCAACCTTACTTACATCATTCGCGATTCCATCCACATGGCAGTCATCATCCACTGCCAAATCCTCAGCTGCATAGCCGGCATAAAGCATTTCACGCAACAGCACCTCAGAATCTTCCTCCAAGGCCTCTATCACCTCCACAGACGACTCGGACATTGCCTCGTACATCTGTTCTCTGGCCGTGACCTCATCTGGCTCATCCCAGCTTGAACCCAAGCTACTTGTACAATCAGTCCCATCACATGCCCACTCAAAGAATTTACCAATATTATACGCCTTAAAACGGCGTGGGGGAATTGGCGGATCTGCAAATAACCGTTGGAGGTTATACACTCCACTCAAGTCATTCCAGTACTGTCCATATATACGACGCCAATTCATTAGAAATTCCTTATTAATTTGGGAGTGCACCGGTGCCGCTTGTGATCGTGGCACCATCGTCTCTGGTTGACAATGATGCGTAAAACCACGCACATGAGGATTGATCGCATCGGTCCATAATCTCTGCTCTGTTTCTATTGCTTTGCTTTGCCCAAGCTCGCAGTATCTTCGAACGCTCGCGCTCGGACTCTTGGTTCCGAATCCACTTGGCAAATCTTTCGATGTTGTGCCTTCCGGCATTAGCCCGGCTGCGACCAGTGTTCTTAATGCCGCTAACTTCTGCCGCCTTCTTTTCCGTTTCTGAGCTTTTGT